GCTGGAATGCGGGATGTAAGTGCCGCAGGTGTATAACTATACACTGGGTCTTTGGGACCCCAAAAGTAGAGACATGAGCCAAATGTCAATACATGTTGGTCACCAAGTAGAGTCTGCAACCCCCCATGAGAGATGCGGGTCGTCTGGCACCAATCATCAATGAAAGCGTCGATGAGGAGCCCATGGGTCGCACGGTTGAAGAACTCAGCTGCGATGGCTTCATTACCGATATACCAAGAAGTGACCCCATTGAAAATTGGGGCCATAATTGGGATCGGGATATCCCCCTCACCCATCACTTCTGTCGGCGCAATAACGACTGAGGCGAGGATAGAAGAGGAATGCAGCTTGTTCCCGAAGGATAAGGCATGGGCATAGCGGATGACGACCTCATCGGTGAGGACTTCACCGAGATCAGGGACGACATAATCGGCGATGTTGGTGAACCAAGTCTCAGGATGTTCCTGGATGTATTCAGGTGACGGCAAAAGGCGTCGCACAGACTCAGGAAGGTCAGCGCGGAGCTGGTGAGCAAATTGCCCACAGCCAAGGAGAATATCAGCCTCAGAAACATTCAGCGGGGTAGCTGCAGTCTCAAGAAGGTAGATGAAAGCCAACCCATTGGAAGTACGGCCTGTACGACCACACCGCTGAGTGAGGGTTTCACCCGTCAGCCGGAAATGTTTTCCAGTAGAACGGATAGAGTGGGTGCCGTCATCATCAAAAAGAGAGAAGCCACCAACAGTGAAACCGACGTCACAGGTGATGACCAATTCGACATCAGGGATTGTCAATCCAGCATCGGCAACAGAAGTAGCGGCAAAAACCTCATAAGGGCCAGTTGTGTCTGGTTGTCCGGAGTGGATGGCAAGCGCTGGTCGGCCACAAGAACTGACGAAATCATTGGCGTCGGCAACAAACTTGACGAAAACCAAGCAACGAGTGCCAGGAAGGGCAGTTTGCACCAAAGCAAGAGCTTCAGCCAGGTAGGTCTTGTAAGTGGGGGTACGTTTCTCATGCCGAGAGACAGTGAAACGAGGCGCAGAAGGAATGGTGATGAAACGATCCTGCCGAACGGCAGTAGAATCACCAGGAGTGGCAGACATGCCAATGGCGGAAAGGCCATGGCGCTTCATCCACTTCCACATCAACGGATACAATGGTTCCGTGATATGGCATTCATCTAAAATATAGATGGCCTGAAGAGAAGGAGAACCCCGAGCAAGGAGCCATTGTGCAGTACAATAAATGACATTAGCATCTGGGGGGACAAAACCATCCTCAGTGCCAGCGCCATAAACATGTTGCGGATATGCACGTCGCATATATTCTGAGATAGAAAGGACGAGGAGCCGACGGGGAAGGATAACATACAAAATGACAGGAAGGCGATCAGCAATACGGCTAACGAGTCGTGTGGATTTACCGACACCCGTCGGGGCTGTGACAACAATGGGGTCGCCCAAAGTGAGGTGATCGACAGCAGCGTCAAAAGGCTGCAAATCAATAGCCCCAGACGGGTTCAACCACCGGACAAGATCGTTATATTTAACCGAGACAATACGAGAAATAGGTAGGAAAACAACGGAGAAGATACGTGAGTCCACCTCAACGGGCACAAAGACATGCCCCAATAGAGCTACAATAATGTGGGAGAGGAAATCTACCTCGATCTCGAGGACGACAGATTCTTGACGGGCGTTGAAAATGTATGCAATATTAACAATAAGTTTATCGAGACTAGCAAAGAGCGCCAGGAATGAGGCGAACGGACGACGAGGGAAACAATAATGATAAAACATAAAGAGCCAATGCCGTACGAGAAGGGTTGCATTGTTACAACCAGAAGCTGGACCGCGAGATTCGAGAGCTGCAGAAGAGCGGAGGAACGAATAAGGGGTTCGTGACAAAATGTCACGGACCACATTTTCATTGACGTGACCGACCAAATGGTTGGCACGAAGATGAAGTTCAGTCACCCACCCAAAGAGCTCAGGGACTCGCTTTATCAGTGAATCTATCCAAACGGCACCAGAAATGCGAGGAGCAAAGAAGGTTGGGAAGTCAGCAGCCCACCGAATGAACTTCTCGATCAGAGGCGGTTCCCCAAACTCCAAGACTGAGTCAGGGGGGACAGTCAAATAGAAATCCCTGTCCTCTTCTTCGATCCAATCAGAGTCGGGGTTGATACCAGCAAGGTAATACTTGCGGACAACCTGTTCGTAAGAAGGAACCGGTGGTAAAGGGACACCCTCGAGCCAGCGGGCTTTCTCCTGCTTAAGCGTAAGCAGAGAAACATTAAGCGCCTTGTAGATGTCAGGATGGTGAGCGCAAAGGCCCATAAAAGAGACGAGGCGGGTATACCGCAACTGTGGAGTCGCTCGAGCGGCAACCTGGGATTTAATCTTCAAAAGAAGGCGATCCCGGTCATGGATAGTACCCCAAGAAAGGTCAGTGTGGATTCCGCAAGACTCCAGCTCCGACCGAATGAGGTGCATTGGGATAGGCTTCTTGGCAAGGAAGCTAAAATCCAAAGACCCAGGGAGGCGTTGCTGCAGACCCCGGGCAGCAAGGATTTGCTCCTGGGTGTACTGCCGGCTGTGGCAGACGGCCAAGAATAAGGCCTCATCCCAAAAACCAGGCATAAACATCTGACCAGGGGCCTCATCTCGCATAATAACACCGATTTCAGAAAGAGCGGTGCAGGCTTTGGCAGGATCCCAACCGAAGACTGGGGTCCAACCAAGGATGTGATCATCACCAAAGTTGGCGAGGTAATTGTATTGGACAAACTCCCGGGAACGAAGGCCTGTAACCCGACGCCAAGCGAAAAGGTAGACAATGACCAATCCCAAAGAATTATCCGCAGAGGTGGAAGAATGCCCAGTAGTGTAACCTTGGGACTTGGGCAAGATGTCCCCAGAAGCCTTGAAACCAAGGGGGTGTTTAAGGAGAGTATCGTAAGCCACATCAATAAGTTGGCAAATCCGATGGTAGTCCTTATGAGTTGTGAAACCCATTTTGCGGATCTCCGCAGTGAGGCGAACAACAACAGGAGGAAGCGAAGAGTCGAATGCAGTCATATCGCCTGCCCAGATGAGTGGGAAGCGAGCAACGTTAGCCCATAGACGGCCGAAGTCTCCGCCAGAGTTCTTTAGACCGACTTTCATTGGAGTGTCCCAAATCCGATAATTATGGTTTGGGAGGTAATTGAAAACGGTCGTCGGAACATGATGGGTTATAGTTGAAGAAAGGATGGTGCGAACAGCACTAATCAGAGCCTTCTTCAACTTTAACCCTTCAGACTTACAGAAAACGGTGGAAACGTGGACTAAACGCCAAGCATGCTTGTAAATTGCACCCCAAATCGCAAGGAATGGAGTGCGCCCCCCAACAGCACGAATGGCATCACGGCGTCGCAAAGGGCGACCGGAAGGATTGATGAAGCCAAACCCAACATTGTATTTCTTGACCCACCGGTCATATACATATTGGAAAGAAGCTAACTTAGAGTTAGCAAACTGTGGTTTGACGACATACCAGACATCTTCCAGAAGCTCGGAAAAAGAGACCCCAGGAAAGGTCTCGGCACGCGAATCGGACCAATAACGAGCAGTTGAAGCTTTCTCGGCTTCATAAGAGTTGTAAGTTCCAGTGTGAATAGCACCAGGAACCGGGAAAGCCATGAAATTGGACATTTCAGAGAAAACTTTAGCAGCCATCCTGAAAGGTCCAAAAGCGTAGCTTGAGCCAGCGGTGAAAGCTGGGAGAGGTGAAGCCCAGGAAGCCATATAAGGTTCAGAAGGGGCTTGTATTGAGTCAATAAACTCAGTAGTAACTCCTGGAACGCCGATGTCTCGCAAGATGGTATAAGTCTCTCGAAGATTGTCGACAGTCGGAGGTTGATAAGTGGACTCAATAAATTCAGGCAAAGAGAGAGAGTCAATAGTGCGCCAAAAGCGCATGACGTTACGACGGACCATATCAATACGCCGTTCACGGTGATCCGGGCGGAGGCTTGCCAAAGAGGGAAGCTTGGCAAGATACTCATCAGGAACAACGGAGTAACGATAGAGGGATAACAAGCCCATCATAGAAACAAAAGAACGGAGTGAAGGAACGGTAAAAGAATAAAGTAAATCGGATGGGGTACGAGGATCAGAGTATTTCCGGTATTGAGCATAAAGATGCTCAAGGAATCCGGTAGAAAGGTCACCCGGGAATGCAAGGATATAAGATAAATCCAAATCCCGGTACCAAATCTGAAGCAGCCACCACCCGAAATAAGCATAAGAGTCAAAAATAACCAGCAAATGGCGAGGAAAAGAAATGGCGATCAACCAAGAAAAGAAGACACGCCAAACGAGCTCAAAACTCCACCGTAAAAGGCGGAGACTACACAAAACTGTGTAAATCGGAAGAAAAACGAATAACAAACTCAAACCAGCAGTGACAACAACCCCTTGCAGGGCTGGAGAACGCTCAGTCCAAAAGTACCGAGCGACAAGTTGTTGGTTGTAAGAATCACAAGGAAAAGAATGCCGGCAACTGAAGGAATGGGGACCAAACCAAAGCCGCCCACCATTTGGTTGAGTGGGTTGAGGATCATTATGCATCCAATCGGCAAAAAGGTGTTCACC